ATTACAAGCATTTTCAACCGGCTGTATATTAGCAGCAGTGCCAATAGCATTCTGAAACTCAACGCTTGTTGCTAATTGATATACAGAACTATAATTAGTTGCTAAAAANAATGCAAAATTNAATCTTACATCTTGNGTGGTTTCAATAGGGAATGGAGTNTCTCCTGTAAATTGAGAGTGAGAAATTACTATTTCTACATTTATTGCAGACCCTGAAATCAATTGCTTACCTGACAGGTCTATTACAACCGTAGCACTAGGTATATTAATAGCCCCATCGATACTATAGTCCCCTGATGTTGTTGAGTGAGGGATACCTTCACTACCAATGGCTGTGGATGCCAAGGATGTAGTGTATTCAAATTTTACAGGTACACCATCGTTGTCTACTAAGTCGTAGCCTTCAACATAATTCCCATACATTAACCTATTCCCCATAATCGTTTGCGCTTTGGCATAACGAGGGACATTGTCATATAACCTAAGTATTTCATATTCAGGAAGAATAGTAAATATTTTACTATTTGTAAATATATATGTATAGTCAGTGTTGTTTGCAAGTCCTAAATTAGATTTATCAAGCTTTTCAATAACCTTTATAATGTTCCCATCAGATTGTTTAAATAACAGGTCAACACCAACAACAAGAGAATCTCCTGAGTTGTATATTATTTTTGCCGTGTTGCAAAAATTTGTCATCCCCTCGTTTAGAAAACTTTCAATACTAAACTTAAATGGATTGGGAATAAAAGCAGGTTGCGACCATTGTGAGGTTGCGCTGTATTCTCCATCTATATATCTATACCTGTAAGCAAAACAAATAAACCGTGTATCTAAATAATTCTCCTGACCATTTGTTATAAATGGCTCAACAGTAGGAGACTCAATAGGTGGTTTCTTAATAACAAGCAAAGACTCAGGGGTAATTTGGTCTATATTTGAAATTGGGTTAGGATAGTTTCTATTTGTATTTATAAATCTTGGAGCGTTATAATCATCGGTAAAAAATAATAAATCATTTAATACGTCTACTCCTGTAATAAGATAGTTCTCATTAAAATTTAAAACTGTATTAATATTCCCTCCATCGTTGGTGCTAATAACGTGATATGTTAATATGTTTGAAAAAACATTGAAAGAAACTATTAAGTCAAGTTTACCTGTTACGGATATATAACTATCAAAATTAGAATCATGTACAAACCAATAAATAGTTTCATTAGCACTGTCCTCAATTGCCCCAATACATCTTGCCAATGAGCTTAATGGCGTTCCGTCAATATATGTCAAAGAAGTAAGGGGAATATTTCCTTTTGTATTTTCAATAACTCCAACCTCTGAGTTCTCTGTTGAACCCATTCTAATGTTCATAGCGTCTATATATTCCCCCTCAGGAAGCAATCGTTGGTCAACGATTTTATTCATCCTACCCGCTATAAAGTTTCTTGAAATATTTGCCATTTTATTTTATTTGCTTGTCCATGCCTCTTAAGTTCATTAAAAGTCTACCGGGATGAATGTTACTGATTCTTATCTTAGCGTTGCTTAGTAAAGATTTTCTTTTCTTACGAGAACGAGCGATGATATATTCTTGAACACCAAGTTTAGAACTTAGTATCTCATACTCAATAGCTGCGTAAATATATGCTTCAAATAATTTATTTACTGTAATTAAAGAATTATCTCCTTGCTCCATTCCGTCTGATATGTACTCAAGAATACAAGACAACCCCGACATAGACGAATCAAAATTAATAACCCCTGACTTCCTGTCAATATTAAAGGTTGGGTTGAAGTTTGCTGTCTCTGTATTTAGTCCATAAGCGGTTCCAATGTTCCCTTCAAAATACCACATCCCATCGTAGTTCCAACCTAGTTCACCATTAAATTGATTCCCTTGATTTAAATAAATGCTTTTTTTAATTTTGCTTAACCGGTCATAGTCAATCTCAGAATACTGAGGGCTTAATGCGTTGCCATTTTGGTCAAACAAAATCCTGCCTGTATTGTCTTGAAGGTAAGCCTTAGATGAAAGTGTTTGGATATTCTCAGACAATGGTCTTAACCAACCATCTTTATACAAAGAGATACGAACCCAATTGACATAATCAGATGGGAAAACAAATCTTAGGTTATCCGGGACTGTTAATTCTAATACCTTAATTTCCTTAAAAGCATCGTAATTCAACTCTTGAATAGCACGTTTTGCATGGAACAAAACCTTGTAACGCTCTTCATTGTTTACTAATGAATGGTTCCCTGAATACATTAATAGGAAGTTGTTTACAATGTCCTCAAGACTTATAAACTGATACGACCCCCAATTTTTATCTTCGGGAACCACACCTCCATTTTCATAATATTCATACTGTGATATATATGCCATATCTTAAAAATTTTATTGTTGCATACTGAATGTAGGCTGTTCGTGTTGTTGTTGTGCCGTACCAAATTGAGAAACTTCAATCTCACGAATAGACATGCCTGCATACTCAAGTATCTTGGTTACTAATTTATATTCATCTTCAGTGGGAAGTTCAAAGTCTTGGTAATCGGGCTGTGATTGGTCAAATACAGGGTCCCCATTAATCAATGTAACATACGTCCACTTTGGTGGCTTAGGGTACCTGAAATAGGTTGCTTGCACTTGACCCTTGTTACTTATCGTTGAAGGATAAAAAGTTAATTCTGAGCCTTGTAGTGCGTAAATAGGAAACTCTTTAGTCGGATTAGTCAAATTAGAATTAACCAACAAAGAAAGTTTATTGTTGATTACCTTTTCGGCTTGAACAACAGTAGATGAATAAATAATAGAATAAGCATCCCCTACTGTTGTAAATATACTTGAATCTAACAATATAGCAGTATTACTTAGTACAGATACCACCGTTGATACCGAGCCCGTAGTTGAATTTGATACTATATCTCCTGCTGAAATTCCTGATGTATTAAATCCACCTGTACTGTCAATTAACTGCATAGACACTATTGATGTATTTGTTCCAACCTTAAGAACAACGGGCTTACATTTAATGTCTAACAACATATAGGCTTGATACCCTGTAGTTGTGGGGCTAGGCATTGAAAATTTATTAGCTGATATTTTTGATAGATAATCTGTTCTTAAAAAATACTCCAATGTTTCTGCTATTGGCTGTTCAATGTCGGCATAATCTACTCCTGAAGCACGGTTATTTTCGGCATTTATAACCTTGTTATAACTACTAAAGTACTCTTCATAGATTTCCATCTGCGAGTTTTGAGCAAACAGATTAAAATCAGAAGGAGAAATATATCCATAGTTGTTTTTATTTACTATAGATAAAACTGCATTTCTTACTGAGTTTATCATTGTGTCTTTTTTTTCAAATATACATAAAAAAAAAGAGGGTACAATAAATGCCCCTCTTCTCAAATATCAATAAATAATTAGTATTTACTACCCTAAAACTGCGTCTAACATTTTTAAAGAGTCTATACCTTCATCGCTCCGTAAGAAGTGAGCAACCATTTCATATGGGTCTTCTCCAAATGGAACGGATAGCATTTTCTTTTTATTAGTAGCGGTATTAAACCACACTTCTTTTTCACCATTCCTTAATATCAATAACTTGTTCTCAAAGAATGTACGAATCTTAGCTTGGAATTTTAATTCCGGGTCATTCAGTATATTCAAGAATTCCTTGGGGTCTTTTTTAGCAAACACTAATATATCACGCTTTAGCTCAGCAGTAGACGTAAGAGACGGGTCTTTGCCAAACATTACTCTTGTAAGAGTTTCAATTTGGTCTAATGAAAGCTGACGTGCTTCAACTAATGCATCAATCTCTAGGTCTAAATCTACTACCTCTTCGGCAGCATCTTTTTCTTTATCTACCTCTGTAAAAATGATTCCATTTAGTGGATGATAGTGTAAAAACTGTTGCAACACAGGATTGGTTTTTATTACCCTTAAAAATCCATCTTCAAAGATGATGGGTTCAATAATAAAGTTTCCATCTTGTTCGTCCTCAAACGGGGACTTTTGGTTAGATGCATATCTTAATGCACGGTTTACATTGTTCTTTTCGTCAAACCACATTAGTGGGAAACGAGGGTGATTCCTTGATGCTAACGTATAAGAAAGCGGATTACCTATTTTTAACTTGTAGACCTTATCTACAGATGTTGGACGAGTTGCCATTTTATATTTAATTTAATTTAATTTAATTTAAAAAAAGGAGAGTGTCTTCAAAGACACCCTCCCTGTTAATTACAATTATTGATTACCCATAACGGAAAAGCACGAAGTTGTTCGCACCTAAAGTACATACGCAACGCTCAGAAAGGAAGTTAACCTCCATTGCATCCAAGTCGCTTGTAGCGGCACCACCGGCAGAACCTGTAATCCAAGTTTTGTACCTACGGTCTTCAGCTTCAGAAGCACGATAACGAACGTGTAAGAACGGACGTTTAGCGTTTTTGCCCATTATTTGGTCATAAACTGAAGTAGAACCTGCAGGAACCATCAAGCCTGTAATAGTACCGGTTGCGGTTGCAGCAGTAGCATTTAAACCACCACGCATTGTTGGGTCATTCAAGTATTTCCAATCAGATTTGTAGAAGTCATAACCTCTACGGAATCCTGTGAAACCTAAGTTTAACGCCATGTCAACATCGTTGTCAAAAAGACCGAATGAAGCTGATTGAGCAACGCCACCTGAAGTGTAGCCGTTCAATGTAGCCAACATATTGTCAATGTCAAAACTTAATCCACGATTTACGAATATTACGTTTTCTTCGATAGCACCTTGCTTATCTAAGCGAGAAACGATAGAATCCCAATCAGATAAAGTTGTTGGTGTACCACCCCCCCAAACATTACCACGATTGTTTACAACGTAGAAAATACCTTGAGAACCAATGTAACCTGCAGTTGCAGCACCTGAAGATGTTGCGGCAGGAACTGCTTCAATCATAGCGGTCTCTAAGTAATCTTCAAAACGCAAACGAGTTTCGTGTTCTGATTTCAAGTACCACAAGTAACCTGTAGCACCGTTCTCAGTGGTCACTTCAACCCAACCGATTTGAGCCATATCTGAACCATTAACCGCATATTTATCTTTGATGATAATAGGGTTGTTAGAATAGATGTCATCCTCAGACTCCAATGAACCAACCATTCCGTTAGTTCCTTTTTTAAACTCAGAACCGTAAATGAATACAGTACATTGAGTAGAAACTGCGAATGCTTGACCGGCAGTCTCATAGTAAGCTACTGTGAAAGTAGTTGCTGAAGGAACCGCCGTTACGATAGCTTTGTTGAAAACACCTGATGAGTTGTTTTGAATCATCAAAGTTTGTCCAACACGGATAGCGATGTAAGTAACACCACTATCAGCTACAGTAAAGGTAGCCGTTGAGGCTGCTGCTGCTGCTGCTGAAGTACAGTTTGTGTATTTAATGTGTAAACGTCCTTGTTCTGCCCATTTGATTTGGTCAGAATTAGACGGCATCTCTGCTCCTACCATACGTAAGAAAGATGCGATTGTTCTGTTACCGTAACGCTCAAATTCTTTTTCATAAGTATCCGGAAGATATTGATTCAAGAAGTTGAAGTCGGTAATGTAGTTTGTCTGTAACGCTACTTGTTCTGCAGAAGGCTGCAGGGCGTAGGTAGGGTTACTTAAAAGTGCACTTGCCATTTTTTTTAAGTTTTAATTGTTTACATTTTTTTAATACTGCGTATTTTCAGGTTTCTACCTGAATCAGGGTTTACAGCCTTAACCTGAAATCCATCATTCATTTTAGCAACCTCAGGTATCCTATGCTCGGACATATTGATGTTCTTGATTTTACGAGTAACATCGTCTGTTGCATCTGACATCCCTTGTTCATAAAAGAACTTAGCAAATCTTTCAGGATTCATTGCTATGGCTAATGACCTGTGATAGCCTTTTGCGTCTGATATTAAACCTTGGTCATCCAAGAACTTGTTAATAAAGTTCTGAGGGGTTGCTTGGTTTCTTTTCAACTCACTGGCATCTCCCGGAGCAAACGTGAACTTCTTGTCATTAACATTAAACTCAAAACCTTTGAATTCTCCGTCAAAAACATCGTTCGTCTTTTGGTCAAACCATTGACGTTTACGGTTGTTCTCCTCTTCTATAGTCTTCGCCTGTTGGGTATATTGCTTATAGCTTTCATATATTTCTCTTTCTTCATTAGGAACAAATGCCGTACTTGACTCAAGGGGCATCTTATATTGTTCCTTTTGTGAGTTGAAATATTTTTTAGCCTCAGCAAGAACTTTCTTTTTTTCGATTTTTGCTTTTTTAATGGTTGACTCATCATCAAGGTCTTCATCGTACCTGTAGTCGTCCATTAACGTCTCAATATCATCACTATCAAGACTATCCTGTGTAGAGGATAAGTACTCTTTAAGAAGTTGGTCAGGGTCCATCTTATCGAAGTCTTTCTTTAACTTAATAAAGTCTTCAAACCCACGTCCTGTATCTTTCTTATATTTCATGTAAGCAGCTACTTCTTCAGGTAGTGGCTCAGCATCTTTACGCTCAGCAACTAAGTCATCTAAAGAGTTTATATGCTTATTATATCTTTTTCCAATATATGAAAGCACGTCTTCATCTTTTAAATCAAGTTGATTTATTATAGGTTCCGGTTCAGCAATTTCTATTTCCGGTTCTATATTATTTTCTTGATTTAACATTTCTTCATGTCTATCAAGCAATTGTTCTTCAACTTCTTGAACACTTTTAGGTTCAATCATGTCTAGTGCTCTAACTTTTAATTCCATTTGATTTGATTTTATTTATACAAACTTATACAAAAAACTTTACATTTTTATCGAGGCTCAAATTCAGCTAAATCAAATCCATCTAAGCTATCTTCATTTGATTCAAAACTCATTGGAGGAAGATTATTTTTCCTTTGATTAATCAACTTAGATTGCTCCGTATTTTGTTGGCTAATCCTCTTTGCTTTTGCATCCTCTTTCATTTGGTCTCTATTTGTAATTTTACCAATCTCCATGTCATGAAGTTGTATATTGTAATCAAACTCTTCACGCATCAATTGAGATTTCATTTCAGCTTCTTTTTCCATTTTCTGCATATCAAATGCAACCTCAGCTTGTTTAATCTTAATTTTGGAATTGGTTTCCATATCAATTGTCTGCATTGCAACTTGCCCTGCTAACTCTTGAGACTTCAATTGTTGCTGAGAAATCATGGCTTGTTTTTGCATAGCCATTTTTTCGTCACGTTCTTGAGTTTTAACTCTTTTAAGTTTCAATAACTGATTAGCCAATTTAAGATTGCGAATCTCACGTATGTCAATTGCATCCTCAAGATTAATGTCGCCCTTAGATAATGCCATTTGAATGTTAGATTCAAGTTGCGCTTTTTGCTCTTCATCAGGAGATACCTCAATGAATATACCAAAGTCATAAATATAAAGGTCTTTAATCTCATTAAGGATAGACACGTTGTACTTCCCTATTTGGTTAGCAAACTGGTCTTTAAAGTCGGCAAATTCTAAAATATCACCAATCCTATAAGTAAGAGCCTCTGCTAATGAACGATATATATACAAAGAACTGTCAAGTATATGCCTTGTAGCCGTATTTGAGTTTAATGCAGCTAGTTTTTGTAGTCCTACCAACGAATTAGGGTCAGGATTAGAACCATCTCTTGCTTCATTAAGACCTGTTACAGACCTAATCATGTCAATGTAGTGGTTCATGTTTGTAATCAACATCTGCGTCTTAGCAGAACCTGAGTTAGAACTTAACTGAGTAATAGGTACTCTTGCGTTATTAAAATCTCCATCTTGGGTATAGCTTCTACCAATTACACTACCTGTTTGGAAGTATAGTCTTAAAGCATCCTCAGGATTATATGCATTACCGGTTCCTAAATCAATTTCATTTAACCCATCGGCATCAATAAAAACACCATCAGGAACAACACGAGCAATGACTTGTTGTAGTTTTAAATGGGTTATTTGAATTAAGTCAGCGAATGGTATCATCCTGCGGCACAATGATTCAATGACCCCTTTATACATACGAGGGGCTGCTGCTACATAGTTTGGTAGTGCGTACTGAGATGCCGACTTAGGGCGAACCATGTTTTCAGATAACTTCCATTGCAGCAAAATATTGGTACCCATTACCATGATACCTTCATACCAAACATCAATGGTTTTTTCAATCTTCTCAAAGTTACCCTCCTCCATCATTTCAACCGGAGGATTAAAGCTTTCATCCTTCTCAATAACCCTTGACCCACCTCCTTCAAGTATTTTCTTTTTATAAATAACTTTTTTAGTTGACTTATAATTGAAATACATTAAAGTACAAGTATCTCGGTGGAACATACTATTCTCATAAAACTGTGCTACGTTATAATAGTCATACCAAGCTTGGCTATATTGTGTAATTTCTTGTAAGTCTTCTTTAGTTAAAGACTGGTCAATCTTCATTAACTCAGTTAATGCCAATGTTTTAATCTCTCCCCAATAAAAACAGTCTCTAAAATATGGGTCTTCTGTGTAGCTATAAACAATATTAGCAGGGTCAACATATGAAAGTTTAACTCCTGTTCCCTGTAAAAACTCATGCTTTGCAACGCCAATGCCTATAACTGTAGCGTCATAGTCTATTCTTTTACGAATGTCGTCATAGTGGTTGCTGTCAAATATTGTATTGATTGCTTCTTCTTCTGCGATTTCAATAGCAGGCTTGAAGTTAAGCTGCATATATAATGACAGTTCTTCGTCAGTATCGGGTAGCTGTTCAGGGTCCATTAAGAATGGATTAACGCCTGTCATCTCTTGAATCTTAGCAAGGACAGGTTTNCCTGCCATTTGCGTTTCAAGCATGTCTTGATACTTGCTTCTTTTAGCTTGAGACATTGCATCTTGTGCATATGCTTTTACTTTAAACAATCTATCAGACATCCCATTGACAACAATATCAATAAATTTTGGAAGTATAGGAACCGGTGTCCAGTCTAAATTTAAATAAGATAAATCTCCATCAATAGCTAATTCGTTTTTATATTTTGCAATTGATTGTTCTCCACGTGCGTATAATCTTAATCTACGAAAATCCCTCCATTGACTGTAATATCTGCAAGAGTTACCGTCCTTTCTAAACCATTCGTATTGAATGGCTTGACCAACTTGCAACCCAAATTCTTTTGTTGCCTTCTCCGCATCAGATACCATCTGATTAGGAAATGAATTGGCATTTATTTGTACTGTTACATTTTTCATCTAATCAATTGACTTGTTGTTCCTTCGTTTTTATACTTAGCGAAGTTAATGATTAATTTTGATTCTTTTTTCTCAGGTATATATAAGTGCTTCTGATTAGCCATAATACATAATCCTGAGCTAATAGATGCATCAAATTTTGTTCTATCATTTATGTCAAATCTAGCCCAGTCCTCAAGCGTCCTTGTAAACGGCATTGTACCCATTTCCTCAGGGTCTCTATATTTAGCTTCTAAATCAAACCCAACAAACTTTTCTATATAAGACTCAATTGCGGATGCGTGTGCTTGCTTAATGTCCTCAGATGAGTTAGGAATACCTCCTAGTTCCCTTTCGGTGCTTGTCAGCTTCCCTAGTTGCTTGTCAGGTCTATTTATTGAGTATCCCCTATATCCCCTGTTTTTAATGTGGTATAAAAGTCTAGGCTTGTTGTTCTCTACCAAGATAGGCATCCCATAAAAAACTATCGCCATCAATACCTCTTCAAAAAATATCTCTGCAGTTTGCGGACGAGCGATGTACTCCAAGAAAAACTCATTTACGGGTGCATCATCCATATGGAACTTTGTCATTCCGTGTAGGGCTCCATTAGAGCCCCTGCCGCCTACTACTGCCGATATATCATAAGAGTCACACCCAAAGGACCCCAAGTGCTCGTTGCCGGGATATTTAATGCCATTGCGTACATGCACATTGTTTTGCATATGCTTCGGAGGAGCCCAACTTATATTGAATCTTCCACGAGTATCGGGAGTCCAAATAACCTGAGTGTCCTTTATACCATCCTTCCAAGAAAATGACCCACGAGTAAGATAATGCTCTTTAATCATTGAGTCATTGTAGTCAATTTGTTGGTACAGCTTAGTTAAGTTAAATAAAGCCTGTTTGCTTTCGTCCCTAAAGGCATGGGATTGCGTGCGTGGGAACTGACGATAAAACTCATTTAATGCATCGGCATCATTCTTTAAAGAATCAACCTCTGCGTCCCAATAGTCAATAGCTCCATTCTTTATCATGTTGCCATCGACCCCCATTATGGGTGTGTTAGGTTTTTGGAATACGGGATGACCATACCTGTCAATAAACCCCTCCATATTCCACTCCATTGGAATGAATATAGCATATAACCCACTTTTTGTCTGACCATTGGCGTTGCGTACCCTTACATTTGAATCCTCGTAAATATCTTTGTAGTTCTGCCCACCTTTTGACAACGCATTAGACGTTGACCCCATCATACACTTGCCAATAATCTTACTACCCAAACGCAAACACGTCTTAGTTACACGCCAATTCTCTTTTATGTTTACAGGCTTTGTCCATTTTGCACTTTCATCATGAGCCAAGAACAGTAGCTTTTCTCCATCATATGAGTTGTCTTCTGTGTTCTTCCAATCTATTGATGTATCAAGTCCATCGACATCATTGTCATCGGTTTCATACATATTTTTTTTGGTAATCTTTGCAGCAGGGACTCGATATGCCAACTCCGTCTTGGGCTTGTCCATGCCATCCATGATGGGTTTAAAGAAAAACGGAAGACGACTGTTTATGGGGACTACCTTGTCGGTAAACATTTTTTTAGCATCAGCACCTGTCTTTGACAAGATACCTATACGTGCATCACGTGCAAGCGTTCCTATGTTCACACATTCAGATGATGACATAAATGAGAACCCTGACCGTCTAATCTTTAAGTATATCATGCCAAAAGACCTTGAGTCTGCTCGGCATGCTTCCCAAAACAACCAATAGATTCGATTGGCTTCTCTGAAGTCGGGGTAGCCTATGTCAATACTTGACCATTGCAAGTACATGTAATGAGAGCCTGTTATGTAGGTCTTTACGCCCTTGTTCATAAACCACTGTCCTTGCTCCCTACAATCAAACTCTTGTTCTATGTAGTCAACCCATCTATCTTTAAATTCTTTTGGCTTCTCGTTCCATTGAAATATGGATTGTATTTTAGATAGCTCACGAGGCAAGGCTTGACGTTCCCAATATTGTTCGGATTTATCTGCGTGCCTTTGAAGACACTTTTCAGGAGTAGCGGGTAAGGCGATGATTAGTCCTTCTATCTCTATTATCTGCCCTATCTGTCCAGTCTTTGATATTACAATAACATCATATTGGTCGTTATACCCATACATCCACGACCTCACCCTATTTTTATTAGAGATGACGGCAGCCGGTATGTGATTATCGACTATACGTAATAGGTTATTGTTTTGACCGTCTTTCTGCAAATCCTTGTTTTGTATCTGTTTTACTTATACCCTTAGCAGCAAAGTCAAGATTTTCTTTCTCTGCTTCAATTCTATTTAATATCTCAAACGCATCAAATATGGCTAATTTTTTAGCTGCTGCTGCATTCTTCATTTTATCTGCTGCTAGGTCAATATTTAATCCCTCAACATCCGCACCAACTATGTCCTCTTCGGCTACCTTTATAAGATGATTTACTGCCTTATATCCTGCCTTTATAATTCGTAGCTTTATCTCTTTGGTGTCGTCCATTACTTAGATTTTAAAAAGATTACTTGAACCAGTCGAGCACTTAATGCTTCTCCAAAGTTATCAAAAATATTACGTGAATGCGGTGCGTCTGAGTTGAACGCTATCATGCGATTAAATTTAGAATACATTGTGATTAATGGTTTCTTATCATCATCATACACAGTAGTGCCATCTTCGTCAGGAGCCTCTTCGTTCAAGTAAAGCAAACAAGTAATATCCCCCATCATCTCATCCGTATGTATAAAGTTTGGCTCTTCCTGATTTAATGGAGATTTGCGAATAAAATTCAAGTCTACGTTGTATACACTAAACAGTTCGCTTACATACTTAGCAAACTCATCGTTCTTGTCTCTTAGTTGAATATTTTTAAAAGTATACTCACCGTCTTCTATGTCTTCAAAGTCATTTAAATGTATATCAAATATATAGGATTGTGGGTCTTTGATAATGTTGTCAAATGTGATTAGGTTCATAATTTAATTGTTATTTGATGGTCATACATCCTATATAGCTTCTCGTCATCTACTGTAAACTCATATTCGCTGTCGGGAGAAAAACAAACCATGTCCCCCTCTTTAATACCACGTTCAATTAAGTACTCGTTAGGGTACTTAATTGTTCCCATTAGAGGTTCTTCTGAAAATGGTTTCTTAATATAACTCTCAGTTGCTTCTATTGGCTTAACAAAACAATACCTATCATAAGCATTCCACGTAGAGTCCTGCTTGTACATGTAAAACTGTTCGGTCTCAATAAAAAATAGGTCATCTTTAAAGAATGACTTACCGCTTTTTTGCCTACCTCGCATGTCGTTATAGAACTTAAATACGTTGTGGTGCACAAGTAATGTGTCGCCCTCCATGATTGGTCCTTTGTACCCTAGGGGTAACTCAACAACTTCTGCAAGTCGGTTAGAAAACCTATGGTCCTCCTCAGAGGTGCTGACAATAATGTCAATGCCTCCTATTACTTTTGTATTGTCATATCGCCTTCCATTAACCGGCTTGGCTATGAAATAAAATGGGGACTTCATTAGATGTTAATGTTATACTCAATAGACACAGGGATAGTTGAATTAAACTCCTTCCAAAGAACAACCTCCGACTTATTATTTATAATATAAATCTTAATAGATTGCTTATCTGAATCAAGCCTTATAAGATGTATTTCGTTGGTATCTCCAAGAACCTTTTGTCCTACTATGTAGTGCATAGCACCGCCCTTGTAGTCGGGTCCTATTGATATTTTACGAATGTCCATTATAGCTCTTCTTCTTCTTCTTTTATAAAATCAATTCCTATTGTCCAATTTTCAAGAAAGGTGAACATGTCAAGGCCTTGAGGGTTTATAACTTCAATTGGGGTGAAGTCAAATTCTTTTTCATTTAACACTTCAAGGTCTTTTGTTAGGTTCTTAACGCCTTCCTTGTTGAACTTATAATCACCTTTTTCGTCCATTAAAAGGATTCCACTGTCATCCGTTGCAGCATTATCCAAACGTAATTCATCACGTTGTTTACTGTAATCTTCATGGAAAGGCTTTACTTTCTCATATAGTTTAAATAGTTTTTTTTGAATTTTAGTTTCTTGTCCTCCAATAACGGACTGAATAGAGTTTACTAGGACATTAAGGTCTTTGTATTTTTTTTTCAATTGTTTCATTTTATTTGATTTGATTAATATAAAAGTAATGAAAAAATATTGAACTATGTATTTATTTATTTTTCTAATTCACTTAGCCATAACTGCAAGACTCCTATTGACTTTTCAATCTCTTGTTTTATTGGGTCTTTTTTCCCACCCCGCTCTAGTCGTTTAACTACATCAAAAAGATATGCGTTCCAGTTACGTTCAGTTGCAACCTTATATAATGAGCCATTGTCATTGTTATAATATTCAGGCAATTTCATATTTTATTTGTTAATACCAAGAAGCTGTTGCTGCTCTATAAGCATGGCTTATCTCTGTTCTTCCTGTTATTATTGTAGGTGCTTTAACAATAGTACCACCACTATAACTTAATGAACTAACTGACTCGGTTAATGTATATCTAACAAAGTCGCCATCTGCGGGACTACTTGGTAAATTTAAAGTTAATGCCGCTAATGTACCTGCGGGGTTAATTATTACTGTGCCATTCTTTGTTAAATTTATACCTGTCCCTGTTGTTGGAGTTACGTAACCTAAGTTACCTATTGCGGTAGTTGTAGCACTTAGTAACCCATTTGCATCAGCCACAACCATTCTTGAGCCTGTTCCTGAAAGGCTTGAAATAGTAGCTGCGCTTGTATTAAACAGTAAAGGCTTATAACTCACACCGTATTCAAGCGCGGTAAAATAGAAATTATCTGCCGAGTCATTGTATCCAAATATTGCCCCTTTTGTATTTGCAGTATTATTTACATATAGAGATGAATTATTGAAATTTGAACCTGAACTACTTAAAGATGTTCCAATCCTACTAGTAAACGAACCGCTTGTTCCATTTAATGCCCCACTAAAAGTAGCCGCACCTGCAAATTTATGTGTACCAGTTGTGTAGTAATTAAAACTTTGTGTGCCGTTTTCCCAATACAAAGTCGCTCTGGTAGTTCCACCATATTTAAAGTCCTGTGAGGTGTACCCACCTCCACTACTGGTTATTGTTATATTATCAGTTGCTGTTACACTACCACTAAAAGTAGCTGCGCCA